AAAATTTATTCACTCTTTAAAAAAAGATTAGCTTCATTTATAAAAAATAAAAAATCTTTAGTTTCCATTTCAAGCATATCGCTATATGAAAAATGCAGAGTATGACCTATCACAGCCATACCCTTTTTTACATCTTCCCAAGTTATGGCAAAAAATCTTTCACCACCTCACTAATAAGTGCATAATCTTTTAATGATAATTCATCAACTTCATCTAAAGTAAGCCCAGTAAGATTAGCTATAAGCTTAACCTCTTGTTCTTGTTCATTTGGCTCATTTGCCACTATCCTCATATCTCTTACTTTTGGTTCTCTTACTTCAATCTCTTTACCATTGCTAAGTTTTACTTTTGCCATTTTCTACCCCTTTATGATATATGGTTTCTTAAGTCAGCTAACATATCTACACCATCAACTATAGCTATCATATTGATAGTATCAAATAAGCACCCTTGCTTACCATCTATTTCCATAATGTATTTATTTGGCTTCATAGATACTTTTCGCTCTACACCTTTGTTTGCTTCCATATCACCATCATCTATATCTATACTACCTTGAAGAGTAGCTACAATAGATGTTCTTTTGCCATTTTGAAAAAAAGAACCCTTGATTGTGATATTTGTACCAAGACCAGTAGCACTACCAGCAGCTAATGCAGCAAATACTATAGGGCTATACTCACTAAGTGTAAATTCAGCTGATAACTCTTTGAATATTCCAGTATCAAGGCTTTGTTCAAAGCCACCAGCTGTTCTAGTTTCTCTTAGTTGCTCTATCTTTGGTAAAGTAACTTTTTTGCTAGTTCCTAGATGACCTACACCATCTACAAAGATATTTATATCTGTTAAAGTTTGAGGCATTTTCATTTTTTACTCCTTACCCATTTATATAGTTTATTAAAGTGTCGCCCCAGTTATCAGAGTACACAAGTTCAATATTAAGCTCTCTAATGCTTGGCATATCTTGCACCAATACAGTTAGATAAAACTTACCAGCTGTTACAGTTGCTTTAGTGTTTTTTTCAGGGTCAAAGAACACATCAAAACCTACTATTACATTATTGCCTTTAAGTTCATTCATAAACTCAACTATAGACTTTTTAACCCATATTAACTGGTCGGCTTCTCTATCTCTAGCCCATTTATTAGCTTTTAGTATTGCAGCTAAAAGTCTGTGGAATGTTCTTACACGGTCAAGCGATTGCCAAATAGGGTCAATATCAGTAGTTTCAAATCCGTAAGTTCTCCAACCAACATCTTTTAAAATCATAGCTACCGATTTTTGTCTTAATCTTCTAGCTTCACAATCACTACCATCAAGATATTCAATAACTCGTTCAGTACCAGCTACACCTTTTGCTACTCTATTTGAGTGATTTTTAGCCCAACCGAAAGCAGTATTTCCATCGTGATAAGCAATAATCCCAGCCATCAAAGAACTAAATGGTATTAACTTACCATCTGCATTATATCTACCAGTACCAACCAACAAATACTTACTACTAAAGTTACTTACAAAGTTAGATACTCCAGCTTCATCAACACTAAAATCATCTACAATACCAGTAGTCCATAAAGCACTAGATACACTATCAACTTTTGCAGCTACTTCTACATCAGCACTATATTCAGGTGCTATAATCAAACCATTTTTAAGGTCAATCCCAGTTACTGGGTCTGATTGTTTTAGCATATCAAGACCATCTAGCACATTTGTTTTATTTACAGCTTCATCACCATCAAGTGTAGATATATGCACAACAATAGGACAATTTACACCTTGTAAGCTAATACCAGTAAGTGCTACTTCAAGTGTTCCATCTGTGATATTGTTATCTTTTACATACTCTAAACCATCATCTGCATTATTGAACTTCATAAGCCCAGTAGCACCAGCATTTGCAGTAGCTACAATCCCAATAGGTGTAGAACTACTTATACTTATAGGTCTTGCAGCTTGTACCCCAAAACTTCCATTTATACCAAAATTCAAATTCATCTTTATTACCTCTTCTTTTAAATTTTATATCTTAACTTATGATACAATCGCACCGCACCAACCAGCACAACTACATCAAACCTTTTTACACCCAACTCTTTTAAGCACTCTTCAAACAAATCATCAGCCCTTTTATACTCCCCCTTATCACAAAGATAATCGTGAATGATTACAGCAGGTAAAAAATCACTTCTATTTGGTGGGTAGATACTCCAAAAAATCCGTGGAATATCAGCACCATTTGTTTTATAGCCCTTTGGAACTACAACATCTTTAAAATATAAATCATCAAGCAATTTAAACTTGTGCGATTTTAAAGGTTGTAGTTTTACTTGGGTGTATTTCATTTTTAAGCCACTTGGTCTTTTAGTTGTCTATATTTAAAATAGATTTCTTTCACCTTTAGGCTACCTTGTTTTATTAAGCTACCAAAATCAGCTTTTGAAAAATCCACTACTTGATTATTTATATCAATCCATTGTATAGTTTCATCATCAGTTGCCACATTGTAAGCTACTGCCATTGTCTTGATAATATCTTCATTCATAAAAATATCATCTATTACAAAGCCTTTTAGCTCTTTATTTCGTTGTTGGTTGAGCATATAACTTTTGTCATTTTTGTTTAATTTTATT